TATTTCCAGCAGGCCAACGGCATTGCATGGAAGGAAGCCCAGCTCGCGAAAAAGCTGGATTCCTCCGTCCTTGCTCAATTGATTCATGAGGCTGGAAATAGGGTTGATGGTGTGAAGTCCGTTGATTCTGTTGACATTACTGAGTTCGATGAGGAAACCAGAACTCTGCACGGAGAAATCACGATCACGACAGAGCAGGACGAAACAGTTTCTTTTGTGTTCTAAAAAATTATGGCTCAAATCATTTTTAATCCGCTGGTCGGCGTTGAACTGCCGAGCACGCAAGAGATTCGTTCTGAGCTCGGCTCCCGGATCCAGCAGGCGTTTCAAACATCGCCAACGGATCCGCTTTTGAACATCGAGCCCAGTTCGCCAATGGGACAGGTCCTTGATCTGATTGTGGCCGAAATCGAGGCCAAAAACTCTGAGATTCTTTTCCTGTCGAACATGGTTAATCCGGATCTCGCAACAGGAAAGTTTTTGGATGCACTGGCAGCTCTTTACGGTTTAGACCGCAAGATCTCCGAGCCTACAGTGGTCAACTGCGTGCTCACAGGCTTAAAGGGAACAGTGATCCCCTATGGCGCGATCGCACAAGATTCCCTCGGAAATCAGTACAGACATTCGGCCGCAGCAGGTGCGCGAATCGGAGATACCGGAAGTGTCACATCCGCCTTTACTGCGATTGAGCACGGCCCGCTTGAAGTAGCAGCGGGAGCAGTGAACAGAATCGTCACAACGATTGCTGGATGGGACACTATCACCAATCCTGCCGCCGGCGTAGTCGGTCGAGATGAAGAGACGGACGCAGAACTTAGAAATCGAATGGTAGAAAGTTATGCTGTCAACGCCACCGGGTATGTCGAAGCGATTGAGGCAAACCTAGCTGCGCTCGAAGGCGTTCTCGATGTTAGAGTTTTAGAGAATCCCACGAATGCTGCCATCACGCAGTTCGGCGTGAGCATCAATCCGCATTCCATTCTCGTCGCTATCGTTGGCGGAGAGGATGAGCAGATCGCTCAAACGATCTACCAGCGTAAAGATGCAGGCTGTGGGACTACCGGAACCTATCAGGTTTCCTACACGGATTCTAGGTTCTACAACGCAACTTACGTCTACAACATTGTTAGACCGCAGAATCAAGCCTTGAAAGTCAAGATCGAATTCTTTGCTACTTCAATGAATCCGACTGAGAAAAACAACGTCATTCAGGCTGTGATCAATGACGTTCTTGGACAAGGTTCGAATGACCGCGTTTCTTTGGCCTCGACTGTCTACGCTTCTCGGTTCTATGCCGCAATTCAATCAGCGACAGAAGTTCCGGTTGCATCCATTCAAGTTGCTTTAGGTTCTGGAGCTTTCGGATCCAGTGTCCAAATTCCTGCGAATGTTGAGCCTACGATTCAAGAGTCCGATGTCTCTCTGGTATTCCAGACAGGAGGCTAACAATGGCAGATTCTGCAACTTGGCGGAACATTCTGAGTGTTGAGGATTTTCGAAAACTCTCAAATGTCCGATCGTTGATTTCTATTGCCCTCCAGTCACAGTATTCGCACTCCGAGCGATACAGACAATTAGGGTTGCTTTTTAATGCGGAATTAGACGCGTCCCCTCAGTTGGACGCGTTTTTTAATTTCATATTGAACCCCGATACAGCTTCCGGGGTTTGGCTGGATTGGTGGGGCAGGCGCGTAGGCGTGAATCGGAACCTCGTTGTCGACGGTCAGGACACTCGGCTGGATGATGAGTTTTTCCGGTTTCTGATTTTTTATCGAGCCGTCGTAAACGTCTCGAACTCTACGGCTGAAACTATCAATTCTTTGCTTACTCGGTTGATAGGCCTGCCGGCATTTGTCACCGACTACCAGGACATGACGATAACGATTCGCATTGTTGGTGATCCCTCTGCTGTCCAAATCGCCATTCTGCAAAACTACGGCTTGTTAAACAGGCCCGCTGGGGTTTTGGCAAATGTGGAGACGGTCGTTCCAAATAATCTGGTATTCGGATTTTTCGGATCCAATTTATTGCCATTTAATCAAGGTGTCTTCAATCCTTCAAAGGTCATTGAGATATGAGTAATTATCCAAAGTATCAATTAAGTGCAGCTATCGCACAGGACGGAGAAATTACCATTCCTCCGTTAACTTCAGAAGAAGCTGGATTAGGACGGCTCTCTCAGCAAATAGGTTGGGGACGAGAAAATGCTATTCCCATCGAACAAGGCGGCATTCCTCCATTTAAGTCCGACTTCAATGGCGTCTTTTTCCTGCTTTCTCAATTTCTTCTGTGGTATCAACAGGGCGGGATTATGAATTATTCCGCCCTCTTGGACTACGAAGTTGGGAACGAAGTTA